ATTGGAGGCGCAATTGAAGGTAACAAGCCGCAAGGCACCGCCACCCGAAAGGACAGTTAGTGGTACTGGCCCTAAGGCTGGCACAGTAAACAAAGTACTTGAACAGTTACGCGAAGAAGCATCAAGGACTGGCGACTTTAGCAAAGTCCGTGCTTACCGTAGCAAAAACAACATCTAATCATACGGAGCATTAAATGGCAAACGCATTTAGCAAGCAGGTTGATATTTTCTTTGAAGAGGTTGTATCTGGCTTTGACGCTACCAACATTAGCGCCAAGAATGTTTCCCAGTACAAGCCGCAAGCCGGTTCGTTGGCTGAAGGTGGCCAGACTTTCTACCGACCGATGCCTATGATGTCGCAGGTTGTTGACGGCCGTGACGTTAGCTCTTCGTACAAGGACTTGGTAGAACTTACCGTTCCTTCCACCCTGACCGAATCGCATCTTCGTAACATCCCTGTTTCTCTGACTGGCGTTGATCTTAACAATCCGCACATGATGCAAAACATTGTCGACTTGAGCACCAAGCAGCTGTCGAACAAGCTTGACGTTCTGGTCGCGGACGCAGTTGCTACCTACGGCACGCTGGTTGTTAAGAGCACCACCGCTATCGACACCTACGACGAAGCCGCCGAAGCCGACGCACTGATGCTTGAGCAGCAAGCTACCCGTGGTCAGCGTATCATGTTGCTGAACCCACGCATGGCTAAGAACCTTGCAGGCAATCTGGCTAGCCGCAGCACTATGGCTGGCGCACCGATGGATGCTTACACCCGTTCCTCGCTGCCTGCTATTGCTGGCTTCGACACCTTCCGCACCGACTACGGCAAGACCTTGACCGGATCTGCTGGCTCTGGCTATCTGGTAAACGGCGCCAACCAATACACCACCCCAGCCTCTAACAGCGGTGGCCTGCCAGTTGACAACCGTACCCAAACCTTGACTGTTGATACCGGCTCTAACGCTGCAGTTGGTGATGCTTTCACGATTGCTAACGTGTATGCTGTTGGTCACATCAACAAGCAATCCACCGGCCAGCTGAAGACATTCCGTATCTTGGCTATCAACGGCGCAAACTGGACTATCGCCCCGGCTATCGTTCCAGCTGATGGCGCTAGCGCTGCTCAGGTTGCATACGCAAACGTTAACACCACTCCTGCTGATAACGCTGCGATTACCATCCTGAACACCGTTACCAAGCCAACCAGCGTGTTCTTCGAAAAGTCTGCAGTTGAGATCATCCACGCTGACTTTAACGTTGAGCCGTTCGTCTCCACTGGTAAGCAAGTTCGCAAGGCCACCACCGACACTGGCATCCAAATCGTCATGCTGTCTGATAGCAACGTTGACACCTTGGTCGCTAAGTATCGTATGTTCATCTGGGCAAACGTCGAACTCCTGAACTACGAGTTGGGCGGCATCATGCTGGAAAATCAGACGTAATATCTGGATAGACGGCGGGGGAAACCCCGCTGTTTACTGAGGAACGCAATGAAGATCAAAACGCTACTTTACAAAGGCTCACAATCAATTGAGGTTGATGCTGCCATTGAGGATAAGTTTGCTGAGTTGCTTGCAGATGGGTGGAAAGACCATCCGCATGAACTTGGTGAAGAGACTGAGGCTGAATCACGCCCAGCTAAACGCGGTCGTAAGCACGCCGCAGAATAGGCTAAAAGATGTCTTGGACTAAAGGGCAACTAGTCGATCAGGCTTACGAGGAGCTAGGTCTGGCTTCGTACTTCTACGACCTAGACCCAGATCAAAAGACCAGCGCACTGCGCAAGATGGACGCAATGATCTCTGGGTGGCCATCGGTGCGCATCTCTTACAACGCGTCATCAAGCCCATCTGATGTTGACGCTGACGACGACGCTGGCGTGCCAGATTACGCAGTTGAGGCGATCTATCTTAACCTAGCCCTAAGGCTTGCACCAAGCGTAGGTAAGACTGTCACGCCAGAGACCAAGACAAACGCGAGGATGGCATACAACGCTCTTCTTGTTCAGGCTGCACAGCCAGTTCAAGAGGTTGCGCTTGCATCTGGCATGCCTCGTGGTGCTGGGCAGAAGTACTGGCGTGGATCAACCTCTCCATTTGCGAGTGGGTCTGAAGATACAATCGACGCCGGGTCAGACGGCGAAATCAACTTTGAATAGGGACTGCCATGACCGCAATTAATCGTTTGAACTCTGTGGAATCGCTTGCAAGTAGCGACCTGCTACCTATCTACTCGCAGAGCAACGGCGACGCGCGTAAGGTGTCTCTTAGCGTTCTATCTGAGTTCGTCGAGGCAAGCGCAGCGTCTGCCGCATTGCCAGTAAAGCAGTTTGCAAGCCCAAGCGCAACAGGTCAGACCGTCACAGTTGCTGATGGTGATGATTCTGTTTGGCTGATCGTAACGCCATCAGCTACGTATGCCGCTGGCACCATCAAGCTTCCAGCAAAGGCTAACTGCGCTGACCAACAGGAGATCGTGGTCAACTACGTCAATGGCGTGAATGCGCTGACCGTTGATGCCAACGGTGCCATCTGCATCGGCGCACCATCAATCATGGCCGCTAACGCATTCTTCCGGCTTAAGTTTGATATTGTTATGGGTACTTGGTACAGGGTGGGATAATGCGCATCCCTATCCTAAATGGCATCTTTGCCGATGGGTCGTCCGACTTCAGGTCGTCATACCCACGTAACTTGATCCCAGTACCTAAGCAAGTCGGAATCTCTGAGGGGTACTTGCGCCCAGCTTATGGCATATCCCAATTTGGGACTGGGCCGGGGCATGACAGGGGTGCAATCAACTGGGACAATCAGTGCTATCGCGTAATGGGCACTAAGCTGTGTCGCGTAGAGTCAGACGGTTCCGTTTCGGTTCTTGGCGATGTTGGTGGCTCTGGTCAGGTTACGCTTGATTACTCTTTCGACCGCCTGGCAATTGCCTCGTCAGGCATGCTTTTCTTCTGGGACGGCATATCTATCACACAGGTCACCGATCCAGACCTAGGCGTTGTCAATGATTTCCTGTGGATAGACGGGTACTTTTTGTCTACAGATGGTGAGAGTCTGGTTGTTACTGAGCTAAACGACCCAACAGCCGTTAACCCGCTGAAATATGGATCGGCCGAAGCAAACCCAGACCCTGTTGTTAGCCTTGTCAAGCTGCGCAACGAGGCATACGCAATTGGTAGGTACACAATCGAAGTGTTCCAGAACGCTGGCGGTGCTGGATTTCCGTTCGCCCGTATTGATGGGGCACAAATGCAGAGAGGTGCTGTCGGGACTTTTGCGGCATCAGTATTTATGGAGGCAATCGCCTTCGTTGGCGGGGGGGTTAATGAGCCTCCTGCTGTGTGGCTAGGTGGCGGCGGGCAGACGCAAAAGATCTCGACCAGAGAGATCGAGCAGGTGCTTGCGACATACAGTTCGTCGCAGCTTGCTCAGATTGTTGTTGAGTCCATGTCATATGCTGGACACCAGTTCCTGTACGTACACCTGCCGGATTGCACGTGGGTGTATGACGGCGCAGGAACACTTGCAGCAGAAGAGCCAGTGTGGTTCCAGCTTACATCAAGCATCGTCGGGAAGTCGAAGTATCGCGCACGCAACTTCGTATGGTGCTACGACAAATGGCTTGTTGGTGATCCAACTACCTTCAAGCACGGGTACATGACTGGTGATGTTGCGTCCCACTATGGCGACGTGATTGGCTGGGAGTTTGCAACATCAATAGTTTACAACGAGGGTCGCGGTGCAATTTTCCACGAGCTAGAGCTTGTCTCGCTCACTGGAAATGTCACGCTAGGTGAAGACCCTACGATATGGGCTTCGTACAGCCTTGACGGTCAGACCTGGAGCCAGGAGAGGCCTAGGTCTGCCGGAAAGATAGGTGAGCGCCAGAAGCGCATTGTGTGGCTGCGTCAGGGAAACATGCGTAGCTTCCGTATGCAGAAGTTCCGTGGAACAAGCGATGCGCACATGTCTATAGCTAGACTTGAGGCAAGAGTGGAGCCGCTAAATGTCTAATACGCCACGCCGACTGACGAGAGCACAGATAGCTGGTATATCCACAGATCAGCGAGTTGTCCGCGTTATTGAGCAGCTTATCGACACGGCCAATGACGCGTATGACATGGCTGCGGCAGCACAGTCCGAGCTTGACGTTTACACGACTCCGCTTGCTCTGGACATACAGATCAGGGATGCGAGCTACGCTCTACCTACAACACCTACCGTCATCATGCCGCAGACGGTAGCATCTCAGCGCGGTATAACGTATGACCCAACAACTGGGATAGTTACACTTCCGCAGGCGCGACAGTACAGCACTTTTACTATCATGAATGCCTCCCTATCTGGAAACAAGACGATCTACACGTACGCTGAAATCAACACAGGATCAGGATGGGTGGCGAGCACGTACTCTGGTCGAGAGATATCTTTGTCCGCTCAAACTGACGGGCAGGTGCAGACTGTGTCGCGCAACTACTTTCCCGCTGGCACACAGCTGCGCTTCCCCCTGTACGCATCTGCGGCTGGCGTAAACCTAGTTTCGGCAAACCTTCCCGGAACCACGCCCGGCACGGTGATTGCGCCAGCCTATCGCATCATGATAGCATCCTGATTTACACTATTGGCATGGTGTGCTACAATTATTGCATTCCAAATTTAACATTGCTGAGATTTAGAGCGTCCAGCGGCTCACGATAGGAGGATGTATCGTGCGGTTTGATGGGCGCTTTTCGGTTGGTGGTGTGTATATTAACTACGATCTTGGCATGGCCGCAGAGGCGATGTCTCGCGCATACAAGGATGTGATCGATATATCTCCAGAAGAAATCCTCAAGAGCTTCTCTGGATGGATTATCGCAAGGCTTGAGACATCGGATGGTGAGTGCATCGGCGGTGTGATCGTCAGGGATGGCGAAGGGCACATTGGTATCGTTAAAGAGTTTCGCGGAAAGTGGGGCGGAACTGAAACAATACGCAATCTGTGCAAACACTTTTCAGTACACAAAACATCTGCAACAGCAACTAATCACAAGGCAAACGCAATGATCTTGGCGTCAGGTTTTGAGCTCAAGTGCAGAATACACGGTGTTAACTTTTACGAATTAAGAGGTGCTTAGCATGGGGATGGAATCGGTACTTGGTGCTGGTGCATCAATCATTGGCGGAATGATGTCTAATGACGCTGCAAACTCTGCCGCTGGCGCCGCTGGTGATGCTCAGGCATGGGCAGCTATGAAGCAAATCGAAGAACAGCGACGTCAGTATGATGAAACAAAGAAGCTGCTTGAGCCGTACGTTGGTGCTGGCACTTCGGCGTTGTCTGCACAGCAGAATCTCCTTGGGCTCGGTGGACTTGCCGCTCAACAAGAGGCAATCGGAAACCTTAACCTTAGCCCACAAATGCAAGCAATGGTGCAGAGTGGTGAGGATGCAATGCGCCAGAATGCATCCGCCACTGGCGGACTGCGCGGAGGGAACTTTCAGGCGGCGCTTGGTCAGTTTAGGCCTCAGTTGCTAAACCAGCTAATCCAGCAGCAATTTTCTAATCTTGGCGGATTGTCAAGCGCAGGACTTGGGGCAGCAACTGGTCAGGCTGGTTTCGGTCAGCAAGCAAGCTCTAACATTCAGCAGGCGCTTGGCCAGCAAGGTGCTGCGCAGGCTGGTGTGGCGCTGGCGCAGGGAAGAAACAATGCTAGCCTCTATGGCGGACTAGGCCAGCTAGGGGCTATGGCCGGTGGCTTCGGTGGATTTGGGAGCAAGTTTTAATGGACCCAATTAACTACAACATTGACGTCAAAAGCCCGTTTGACATCGCCACAAGCGGAATGCAGGCTGGATTTGCCGCTAGCTCAGCACAAGATCAGGCTAGGCAGCGTGCAATGGCAGAGCAGCAGCAACAACTGGCTCTTGCTCAGCAGCAGCGACAAGCGCAGGCTATGACTGCATTTGTCAACAAGCAAAACAAAACTGCAGATGATTACGCTCAGTTTGCAATGCTCAATCCCGGCTTGGCAGAGGCGGCAAAGAAGTCATGGGATATACTTGCGCCAGCACAGCAACAGTCTCGCATCAGCCAAGCATCGCAAATGCTGTCCGCTCTCCGCAATGGCCGCGCAGACATCGCTGAAAAGATGGCCTCAGATCATGCTACGGCGCTGGAAAACTCTGGAAACACTCAAGAGGCAAAGCAGTTTTCTGACCTTTCAAAGCTAATCAATCGCGTGCCATCTGCCGCCATGGACTCCATCGCCATGACTATGGCTGGCGTTCTTGGCCCCGAGGCTTTTGCAAAGTCGTATGAGTCAGTGCTAACGTCTCCAGCAGCAGCAGCAAAGGCTTCGGCAGACATTAGCAATATCGGCAGTCAGATCGCAGAGCGCTCTGCAAGACTTGGTTTAGACCGAGACAAGCTGACCACAGAGACACAGACCAAGCTGTATGAGCTACAGCAAAAGGCAAATCCTGCCTTCAATCTTGACTCTGACGCCAAGAAGCTAATCAATGAATCGGCCATTTCAGCTACTGCATCGTCGCAGCTTTCTGAGCGTGCAGCAAAGCTTGCTGGTGACTTTGACAAGATCGACTCATTTGCCGGTGCTGTAGGCGGCTGGGGCGAGGCATACAAGCGCCTAACTGGCGACCAGAATGCAGTGTCGTCTCTAAAGCAGGAGTATGTCCGTCTGCGAGCCGGTGAGATTGGTCGTATCGCCAAGTCTCAGGGCGGTGCATTTACCGACAACGACATGAAAATAGCACTACAGTCCTTCCCTGACGAAAATGCAGACCCAAAGTACATGGCAAAGTATCTTCGTGGCATGGCAAAGCTGCAACTGGTTCAGTCTGCCACAGATAGCGCAAAGTCAGAGTGGGTGAACGCTGTTGGTCACCTTGGAAAGTCTCGCGCCGATATTTCGATTGATGGCGTATCCGTTCCTGCTGGCACAACGTTCAACAATTTTGCCGCAAAGTTTGTTGCTGACAAGGCAAGCAAGCTGTCTGTGCAGCAACAGCAAATGCCAGACGCTATTGCTAATCGTAGCTACGCTAAATTCATGCAACCACAGGGCGAAACTAAATGAGCGAAGCACCAAAAAGCTACAAAGACCAGTACTGGGCTGACCTTGCATCTGCCGCAGAGAAAAAGGCAGGCATACCTGACGGGCTACTTAACGCCATCGTCACCAAGGGAGAGAGATCGAATAATGATCAGGTGTCTAAGGATGGCGCTCGAACCGTATTCCAGATTATCCCTGAAACTAGGGAATTGGCCATTAAAAAGTGGGGGATAGATGCGTACCTTAGCCCAGAGAACGCGGCGAACGTGTCTGCACTACTGCTAAAGGATGGCATGACTCGCTACAAAGGAAACGTGGCTGATGCGGTGGCCGATTATCACAGCGGACCAGATCGTAAGCTATGGGGCCCAATCACCAAGGCATACGTTGCTAGAGTGACTGGCGACACCCAAACTGATGGAAAGTCGTCGCCACCAGCCAAGATCGAGCTATCAACCGGTTCAACTTTTGACCGAGTACTGGCCCAGATGATGCCACCCGCACCTGACGAAAAGTCTATAGCATCAGTGTACGATGCATACCAGTCAGGCCTAATGTCGCCATCAGAGCGCGCAGACTTCGAGGCCGATGTTGGCCTAGGAAAGATCATGCTTCCGCGCGGCGCAACTCTGTCAAGCCAGCGCCCAGCAGATTCGGCGCAACCAATCCTGTTGCCACAGAGCGTTACTGACGCATACGTAAGCGGAGCCATCCAGGGTCAGGCGCGCAAAGAGCTTGAGGACGATATCCGCAACGGTATCGTGCAACTGCCATCATCGCTGTCAGACAAGATCAACGCTGGCACCATGCAAACTGGAACAAACCAGCAAATCATCGAGCAAGCTCCAGAGCCAACTCTTGCGCAAAAGGTATACGGTGCCAGCGAGGCCGCAACTTCTACAGTAGGAGGCATGATCGGCGGGATTGGCTTTATGGCCGGGCAGGTAGAGGGCATTGCAAAATCCATCATCGACGGAACGTATGGCACTCAACAGGGCGTCACAAATACCGAGAATCTCGCCTCTCAACGAGCAGGTCAGGTGGCGTCAATCTTGCCGCAGCCGCAGACAGAGACTGGCAAGCAGTACGCCGAAGCTGTCGGCGGAGCATCACAAAACATGCAGGCTCTCGGCCCTCTCGGCGCTGAACTTGGCGCGATCAGCCAAGGTGTGCGCGGTGCCGCCGGCGCAATCGAGGCAAGGCTTGGCGCTGTAAGAAGCCCAGTTACTGCAGCCGCAGACACAATGCGCCGCGCTGAGTCAGTGTCGCAAGATGGTGCGTCAGCTGCGACGCAAGCTCAAGCAGCCGCAGCAGGGCAATCGGCGGTACCTATTGCAACCGGCGAACAGCTTGCAGCAACGGCACGCAAGGCGTCTGGCGAAGGTCTTGGGTCAACAAAGGCTGCAACCGTACTGGCAGAGCAGGCAGCGCCAGACGTAAAGGTAGTTGGTGCGGCTGAAAGGCTTGGGATATCAGACTACTTGCAGCCTGACCATGTAACTACCAACCAAGCGTATCGAGAGCTTGCTCAAGCAGTCAAGTCGGTACCAGGTAGCGAGGCTCGCGCCGCAGAAATGTCCGGGCTTGCAGAAGTGGCAAAGCGTGCTGACGATATCATCACTGAGATAGGCGGCACTCACGACATGTCGCGTCTGTCTTCGTCTGTCAAGGGAGAGCTACAATCGTCAATCGACGGACTTGAGCAGAAGGCAAACGCTTTGTACTCTGAGCTTAGGTCTACCATACCAGCAAAGGCAGAGGCCCCAGCAAGCAGTGTACTGGCTTTTATCGGCCAGAGGGCAGACGAGCTTGGCGGCATCAAGAACCTGTCTCCCGCAGAGCGCATGATACAGTCTAAGCTTTCACCAAAGGATGGTGTCCAGCCAACTTACGCCCTGCTTGACGATGTGCGCAGAGACCTTACTGCGGCGCGAATTAAGGCTGCAGGCCCATTCAAGGATGCCGATACAGGCCTACTGAAAAAGCTTGAGTCTGAGCTCAAGAAAGATCAGGGAGCAGTTGTTGAGCAATACGGAGCATCAGAAAAATTCGCCGCAGCACAGAAGGCAGTTGCCGTGCGCAAGGGAATAGAGGACGATCTTGTTGCGCTGTTTGGCAAGGCTAGTGACGGCTCTATCGTTGGAAAGCTTGAGTCTGCCGTCAAGGTGCTTCCAAAGGGTGATACGTCTGGCTTTATCAAGCTAATCAAGGCGGTTCCAGAGTCAATGCGCCAAGACGTTGTTGCCAGTGGGTTGGCTACGGCTTTTGGTAAGAACGCCAAAAACCACGACATCAGCTTTGGCGCATACGCCGACTGGTACGATGGCCTTGTGCAAAACAAACAGGCTTACCATGCCATCATGTCCAACCTGCCATCTAGCGCAAGAAAGCAGCTGAGCGACCTATACCGAGTGTCTGACTCTGTACGCAAGGCCTCAAAGGAGAGGATCACAACTGGGCGCATCACAGCAATCTCAGATCAGCTAAAAGATGCTGAAGGTGTAATTGGCAGGCTTTACTCTTTCGCTCAGCGCGCATCTGTTGGCCTTGCTGCCGAGGCAGTGACCACGTCAGTTGGCATGCCAGGAGCTGGCGTTGCTGCAGGTATAGCATCTGCCCTCACAAAGGGCAAGACTAGCGCCATGAAAGCAGCAGACACCCTTATAGCCTCGCCCGAGTTCGTCGCTGCCGTAAAGGACATGGCACGCGGTGACAAGCAAGCAGCAGCAGCAAGGCTGGCTAGCAGCAAGGCGTTCGGCAGCTTTTTTGCCGCGATACATAAGGCAAACACAAACATCAAGAAATCCGATGTGATTGCCGATGCTGTCAATGGCGAAAAGTCAGGAAAGGTCAAGTAAGAAATGAAAATTTATGGTACAATCGCATATTCGCTTGCCATTTGGAGTTGCACGTTATGACTATGTTGCAAGTAGCGCCACCCTACCCAGTTTTTGCTGACCTAGACGGCTCTCCACTTGACGCCGGGTACATCTACATCGGCATGGTCAATCTCAACCCAGAGACTGACCCAATCCCGGTATT